CGAGATGCTGCGCGAAATGATGATGGACGACCGCGAGCGTGACAAGCAGGACGCTGATTTCGCGGTTGCTTCGCAGAAGGTCCAGCTCGATGACGCCACCAAGCGTGAAGTCGGGCTCAAACAGGCCATGCAGCGACCAGGGCCAGGCGCCAATGGCAGTAAGCCGAGGAGTGTTCAATGACCAAACTGACTGGTGAAGAGATCGAGAAGCGTGAGGCCCTGAAGCGTCTCATGCAGGACGATATGTTTGCGCTCGCCATCGAGGACATCAAAAAGCAGATCGGCGCTGACATCCTGAAGGAAAACGACCCTGGCAATCGTGAGCGCCTCTATTTCGAGGCCAGTCTGCTCAATCGCCTGCAAAGCACCCTGGAAAGCTATGTGACTGACCTTCTGTTCCTCAAACAGAAGAAAACGGAAGAGGTAGACTGATGGCCGATGCAGTTGACACGCCAGAACCGGATGCCGGCGATCAATCCGTCATCGATGCGATCCTGACAGCCAAGGATCCTCCGAGGGAGCCGCCTGACGAGGACAAGCCCGACGTTGAGGAGCCGGATGATCCCGATGCCGAACCTTCTGAGCAGGAGGAGACCGAGGACGAGACTAAGGACGAAGATCAAGACGAAGAAAAGAAGGCGTCAGCCGAAGACGAGGAAGACGTCGATATCGACGAACTCCTGGTGGAAATTACGATTGACGGCCAAACGCAGGAAGTCCCGCTCAAGGATCTGAAGCAGAACTTCAGCGGCATCAAATACATAGAGCAGAACATTCAGAAGGCTGTCGAGGTCCGTAAGGCTGTCGAATACAACGCCGCGACACTTTACCAGGCCAACCAGCAGGCGGTTGAGCGGCTGAACAGCCTGAACGCCGTTCTTGACAGCATGGTTGCTCCGCAAATAGATTGGGCCGCTCTCAAAGCTCGAAACCCCACCGAGTATGTACTCAAGCGGGAAGAGCTGCGGGACCTACAGGATAAGCAGAGGCTAGTTCAACAGGAAGTCGAGCGTATCAACGACGAACAGGCTGCATTGCAGTCTCAAGCTCGTCAGAGATTAGTCATTGACCAAGCCCAGTTACTAGCGGAGCGACTGCCCGATCTGACCGACGCCAAAAAGGCCCCCCAGGTCATGGCCCGGTTGATTAGAGCGGCAGAGTACTTCGGGTTCTCGAAGGCAGAAGTCGAGACGGTCCTAGACCATCGACAGATGCTTGTTCTTCATGCTGCGGCTGAGTTGCTGCATCAGAATGAGCAAAGATCCCAGGTACGCCAAAAAGCCAATGGCGATGCTTCGAACTCCAATCCTGCGAAGAAAATTCTCATCCGCCCTGGCTCATCAAGCAACAACTCATCCGCCAATCAGGCCAAGCGCTTGACAGCGGAAGCCTATAACCGGGCGCGGAAGACTGGGTCGGTCGAAGACGTAGCCAAGACCCTCATCCTGTCAGCGCCCAGACGCAGATAGGGGGCTGTGCGCCCCCGCATAGGGGGCCTCACATGGGCGTTACCGCAGGTACTATCCAGACTTATGCCTACGCGACTTTGCGCGAAGATCTCACTTCGGCAGAGAATATGATTTCGCCGACCGAGACGCCGTTCTTGACGGCAATCAAGAAGGTCAAAGCCAAGAATAAGCTCCACGAATGGCCGCTCACTGAATTGGGCGCTGTGGACGCTGCCAACTTCGTGATCGAAGGTGAGGCGGCTCCGGCTGTCAATGCTGGTATCTCGCCTTTCCGGCGCTCCAACTATTGTCAGATCTCTGACAAGGTCATCATGATCTCTGACAGCACGCCGCAGCACGATGAAGCGGCTGGCACGGAGAGCCTTGCCAAGCAGATCTCCTACAAGCTCAAGGAGCTGAAGCGTGACAAGGAAACCATGCTCCTGGCCAGCACGGCCGCAGATCCTGGTTCGGCATCGACAGTCCGCAAGACGGCCAGTCTCCATGCCTTCCTGATCACCAACCCGGTGCGCGCCGCTGCCGGTGCGCCAGTTGCGCCGACGCTTTCCAACTCGCCGAGGACCGGCGACGGTTATCCCAATGCGGCCGCGTCAGCAGGCACGCCTGAAGCGCTCACCGAGGCGAACTTCAACCTCGCCATGATGAATGCGTGGAATGCCGGCGGAAATCCCAAATATGCCTATGTCACGGCGGCCCATAAGCGGAAGATCTCCACGACCTTCGTGGCGAACGCCACCCGCTACAAGAGCGCCGATGACAAGAAGCTGGTTGCCGCCATCGACGTCTACGAGAGCGACTTCGGCCAGGTGCAGATCGTTCCTGACCGCTTCATGTTCTCCAGTGCGATCTACCTGATCGACCCGGAGTACATCGCAATCGCGACGCTCATGGAGACGCGGCAGAAGCCGCTGGCCCGCACCGGCCACGCCGAGAGCATCCTCATCCAGAACGAATACTGCCTGGAGATCGGCAACGAGAAGGCTCATTCCGGCGTCATGAACCTCACTTCTACGGGTTCCTAAGCGCCAGGGGGGCGTTCCGTTTCCTCCCTGGTGGGCGCCCCCCTTTTCTCAAACAGACAAGGAACGATCAAATGGCACGTAGAGAAGAGAAAGACGAAGTCGAGATGACCGGCTTCTGGATCGAGTTGCAGCGTGATTTTGGCTTCCGGGGCGCCCACCTGGGCAAGGGCTTCATCATGGATGGCGACGTTGACCGCAAGTGGGCCGAGTACATCTGCCTGGACGAGGGTTTGGCCAAGCGGGTGCCGAAGCCCGACGTCATCCCGCCAAAACCGTGGGAAGACCTTGAGCCGACGCCGCAGGCTTCGGCATTGCCTAAGCACCCGACAGCGCCGAGGGCCCATGGCGATGCCCCCCGAAAGTAGCAAGGCGGAAGACATACTCGTCCCGCGCCAGATCGAGGAGATTTGGGATCATGAGCGTGGCCTCATCATCAAGGAGACGCAGGACGTCGAGAACCTGCTGGATGAGAACCACGCTGACCGGACTTCGGGAAATAATGGCTATAGCAAATCGCGGGTCTGGCGTAGGATCGGCTCGATCCCGCTGATCTTTATCGAGCAGGCCATGCGGGAGCGGGGGATAAATCTATTGGACGGCAGCCCTGACGCACAACGAGAATTGCGGAGGCTACTGCATGACAATCCCAAGTTCAAAACGGTGGACAAGATCTGATGCCGTTGAAATCAGGGAAATCGAAGAAGGTCATCTCGCAGAATATCAGAACCGAGATGCACGCTGGGAAGCCGCAAAAGCAGGCCATTGCTATTGCAATGTCGAAAGCTGGAAAAGGCAGAGGCAAGAAGAGCGGTCGCGGGAGCTGATCTACGTAGGGATCATCGCCGTGGCGTTGTATCTGATGCTGTATTTCGCATCTACAGGAGCATCATGAGATGGCTAAGAAAATCGTACCGACACCGAAACCTAAGCCTAGGTTGAACCACCCGGAAAGACCAACTGTCTCGAAGGTGCCGGCGGGGTTTGCAAACACCAAGCCATTGCCGATGGTGGTCAGGTCCAAGAAGGGAAATATGTTCAAATGAGCAAGAAGAAGCCGAAGGGCGGCAAGAAAGTATTTCCGGCCGCGACGAGCAAATCTGGTAAATCAGGACCTAAGTTTCCGCCTAAATAACTGAAGTCGGCGCGACGCCATAGTTGGCAGGGCCATTTAACGATGGGATCTTCCTATGGCGTTTCCGACGACTTTTACAGGCTGGATCTCTTATCTGAGAAATTGGATCGGAGCTGACGAGTATTCTGACGCGCAGATCGGTCAGTTCCTCGATCTCGGCACGGTGCGCCTCAACACCGACCTTGCCAGCTATCCGATGGAGAAGCTGCACCACAAGACGATCCTGGCTCCCGACGTCGAGCAGCCGATAGATCTTCTCCTGGAGATCCCCGACTTCAACAAAATCAGACTGGTGTCAGTGCAGGGTATCGGCTCGCTCGATGTCGCGGCTCTCAACGAGTATGTCGACAAAGCCCAGGACCTGACAAACACCTGTGTCACGCCGGAGATGTACAACATCGATGCCGGCAAGCTCTACATCTGGCCCTGGCCGGCCGAAAACGCGGTGGTTGACATACACTACTATGAGATGGTCCCGGCGCTGTCGCCGACCGTCAATGTCAACACTTTCACAACTCACCATCCTGACTTGTTCCTGCACGCCGGCGCGCTCGAAGCAGCCGCCTACATGGTTGAGGACGAGCGCATCCCGGTGTGGGAAGGCAAGTATGCGACAGGCGTCCTGACAGCCAATGGCAACGTGTCAAAAATCAAGATGGGTTCGACGCCTCTGCTTCGCAAAATCAAGGGGATGTCATGAGCCACCTCACTGGTCCTGGTTATCATTCTGACATCGCCGTGTGCGGGAACACCTATGCGCGGCAGTTCCAGCTCAAGGCGTCTGATGGCACGCCTACGGATCTGACCGGCCACACGGTGCGCTGGCGCGGCGTCTATGGCGACGTGGTGATCGAGAAGACTACGGCTGACAGCTCTCTGGGTATGCCCACGCCGACCAACGGCACTGTCAATCTGACACTGACACCGGCCGAGAAGCGGTTGATCCTGGTCAACGAGAACATGAAATTTGAGCTGGAGATCATCGCTCCTGATCTGACACAGCAGACAGTTCTATGGGGCGATCTGGTCGGCAAGGGCGGGGCGACCATTGACTGATGTCATCGAGGTCATAGTCAACAGTGTCTCCAGGGTTGTCGCGGTAGCAGCGCCGACGACGCCGCAGGTTATTGAGGTCCAGATCCCTGGCATTCAGGGGCCGGCCGGCATTGATGGGCCTACGGGCCCCACTGGACCTGCCGGCGGGCCTACAGGAGCCACGGGGCCGACAGGTCCAACAGGGGTAGGCGCTACCGGCCCGGAAGGCCCGACAGGGCCAATTGGCGCGACTGGCCCTGCTGGAGCGACTGGCCCGCAAGGTATCCAAGGACTTACGGGTGACATGGTCCTGACAGGCGCAACAGGGCCTGCCGGT